CACGTTGAGACTTCCGCGACGATTTTGGTTTCTAGTTCTTCGGGTTTGCACTCCGTGACGTTGAGCAATCTGTCGATCGAGTCCATGATATGCGTCTGCGTCAGTTCGTGAATGTCACAGCCCTCAGCGAATCCGGCAGCCTGTGCAGTTGTGACGCAAGGGCGCAGAGCCTCCTCGACCTTTTCTCCAAATGTGTCATAAAACAATTCGAGCCAACTGATGAAGTTCGCTTCTCGCGTTGCGGCTTGTTTGGCTTTGGTCACCTCGAGCCGGATCATTCTGCCCATACGATCCGCGAGCAATGCCCGCAATGATGGCTCCATGTCCGTCCTTGCTTCTGCGTCTTCTGGTGCTGCTTCCGGTTGTGGACTGTCGCCGCTTTTGGTGTTCGGATTGACGAAGCTGTCGCCGCCTTCTCGCGCTGGCATATTCTCCAGACGTCGCACCTCGTTCGGACTCAAGAACTCGGAAGCAATCCCGACTTGATAGGCTTGATACCTCTGGAGGAGATCGGCACGCAAAAGGCTCGCGGTGATGAACTCAAAACTGAATTGATCGTCTTCGCGTTGTCGCGTCGTCAGTAGCTTGTCGGTCAACTCCTCCTCCCATGTAACGATCCAATTCATCAGGGTCTGGTCTAGATACGCTTTGTTATATGCTGCAACGCTGGCATAGGAGACGGATGCGGTGTCGTTGAGTTTGTTCGCTGGCAACAGGAACCACGACGCGATCTCCTGCCGTTGGAACTGTCGCGATTGCAACCATTGAGCGTTATCGTTATTGATGCTCATGACCTTAGCCTCCATGCCGCCGGTCAAGAGCGCGGTTTTGTATGCGTTGTTTGCCCCTGCGTGCATCTCGTTCCATGACGCGAGAAGTTGGTCGGCTTTTTCTTTGTCCATATTGCCAGCAGTCTCAAGGACTACCGACGGTCTGGCGTTGTTCTTGAAGAACCGATTGCCGTGCTTCTCGGTTGCCAGTCCAAGACCGATCGAGTTGCGTCCGAACGATATGCAGTCTAGACCCCAGTAACCCGTCGAGCTAATATTGCGAACGTGCAAAATATTGCGATGGCTGATCGCAGTCTCCTCGTCGCCTGCCTTGAAGCGAACAAGATAAACCGGCTCGTTATCGATGACGTTAATGCGGACGGTTGAGGTGTCCAGCGGATACAGCTCGATGGGGATCCCTCGCTGGTCGCGCATTATCCACGCGAGTCCGTTGCCTGTAAGTAGTGCCGACTTCGTGAGCGTCGACATAAACACCTTTGACGTCATGTAGGGATTCGGTCGGCGTTTGATTAGTTGATAGGCTGGGTGCGTGGTCGCTCGCTCTCGCTCGCCGTTCGATCTGTCGAATAATACAACCGGCAGGCGTCCGATGTCGTTGCTGATCGTGCTGACAGCCTGCCAGACCCACGCCAGAGACATCGCTGTCGTCTCGGTGACTACCTCGCCAGAGTCGGACTTCTGTCCGAACGTCGAGGACTTAAAAAGAAAGTCGTGCGGTGTGCGATAAGTTGAATCCTGCACAAACAGATTCTTGATTCGATTCAGTAACGCCATCGGGTGTTATCTCTTAAAAGAATATTTCTGGTTGGTTATTTGATTTGTTTGCGTTGTCGACTGCTCGCCCGCGTGCCATTGCTAACGCGACCGCTCCGTCAATCTTGTCTGCTGATTTCTTTTTGCTGAACCTGATGCCGCCGTCGCTCTTTTCATCGCTTGCACAATTCGCCAGACACCAACTCAGCACGGGGTTCCCGTCGTGGTGAATCTTCGCCTCTGCGATGTCGTCGAGTAAAGTCCTGACGCCTGTCGTCATCCCTCGCATACTCTGACCGACTGCAACTAGTGGTATCCCTTCGTCGATTAAGTCATTAACAACTGCATCCGCACCCCACGGGTCAAAGCCTATCTGGTCAATTTGATAGTACTCCGACGCTTCACGAATAACATCTTGGATCGGCTCCGCGTCAATCCTTGCCCCTCCAGCAATAGTCAACCACCCCTCGTCGACCCATTGAGAATAGAACGCCATCCCGCTTGCTTTTCGTTCTTTGATTTTATCGTCTGGACAAAAGAAACTCGACAACACGAAGGCAGGTTCCGTTTCTGTCTCCGTTTCTATAGCTGGAAAATAAAGACATAAGCAACTCAAATCCTCGTGCGACGCAAGATCCAAACCTCCGAAGCAATGCCGACCCATCAGGTCGGGAACGTCGGACTGGCAACTGTACCATTCGGACATCGGCACGACTCGATCGATCTGCTGCGTCGGGATGTTGAGCAGATACCGACGGAACGCGTTCTGTTTTGCTGGTGAGTTCTTCGCCTCGGTGTAGTGCTGCCGTATCGTCTCGACTTGCACTGTGTGACCGAGCGACGGCATAGCCTTAAACCATTGCTCCTCCTCGCCGCACTTCTCAAAGTCGTCGATACAATCCTCGTCGGCTTGTCTCAGATACCCGAAGCAATGCGGATCGATGATCGAACCGTCGAGCAGTTTCTTCGTGTAATCGTATTGTTCCCACCAGATGAGCGACTGGTCTGCGATCCCAACGGTGGACACGCTCAACAGGAGCGAATCCGGACGAGCAGCAGAAGCGTATGCTAGACCCTCATAAAGTGATCGCGACCGCATCGCGTGGAGTTCGTCAAATAAAACTAAATTCGGATTAACGCCCTCTGTTCCGCGTGCCATCATCTCACCGGCTAACGCTTGATAAAAGCTATTGTTTGATCCGTAGAATATACGCTTCTTAGAATCAAATGCCTTGAGCTTCGTCGACAGCATCTTACAGGTGCGAGCCATCGCAGCCGCTTCGCGATAGATAATCGCAGCCTGTTCGCGGGTAGTCGCAACGCCGTACACCTCCGCACGCTTGCCCGACGTCATCAAATAGAATAAAGCGATACCAGCGGATAGGGTCGACTTGCCCTGTTTCTTGCCTGTCCAGATGAATCCCCTGTTGAATCTGTTGCTCCCGTCTTCGCATTTCCAGCCGAACAGCGGACGCAGCACGTCGTCACGCTGCCAGTCGAGAAGGGTAAACGGTTCGCCCGCGTGCGTTCCCATCGTGTGCCGCAGGTACGTCTCGAAGAACTCACAAACAAAGTCCGCAGCCTGTTCGTCGAAGTAGCAACCCTCAGCGATCGCGGCGTCGTCCTGCGTCGCCATCGACATCGCGACCGTCTTCTTTTTTGGTTTCTTCTTTGCCATTAGTTTTTCGCGTACCTCGACAGGAAGACATCGAACTCGTCCTTTGTTTCTTCGGTGACTTGCAGCCGCGTCCGCGCTGAAGGTGTCAACCCGAACTCGATCAACCATTTGCGACAAGAGTCTGCACAGCGTTCGCGTATGCGATCCCACTCGTTGCGGGTTGTCGTGGTGTTGCCGTTGCTGTCCTTGCCGATCGTCCACGCTCCATACTTCTCGCAGTACGCGATCGCCATGCGCCATTCTGAATAAGTCTGACAGTAGAACGTCAAAGCGGATCGGTCAGCCGATGACAGCACGTTCATCGCGGCGAGCAGCTTGCAGGTTTGCCGCCATTCGTTTTTTGCGAGTCTGTCCAGATACCTCGGCGCGTTCGGTATTCCGTCCGGCGGTTTTGGCTCTTTTTTGTTTCGCCTTTGCGGGTTCTTGTCATAGTCTCCGCGTAATTCTTTAATCGCCGACGGCATCGGCTTCCGTCCTCGTACCATTATTTCACCTTCTTCGCTTTTTTGCCTGTTAAGTTTTCCCATCGCTGAATTATGACGTCACAATAGGCTGGCGATATTTCCATCCCGTAGCACTTGCGACCGAGTTGCTCGGCGGCGATTAGTTCCGGTGCAGTTCCTCCGAATGGAACGACGACAACATCGCCCGCCGTCGAGCTTGACTTGATCGCCCTCGCCACCATCTCGACAGGTTTCGGCGTGGCGTGTCCGTGTCGTTCTTCACCCGTCACCCGACCGAACTCCCAGACGTCAGTCATGTTGTCGTGTGCATTGTCGAAGAATGCGCGGGTTGCATAAAACTCTTGTTTGAGGTCGTCGTATTCCCGCTTGAGTTCGTCGTGTTCCCGCTTGAAGGCGTCGCCATTTGCTTCGCACTGTAGTCGTTGGTACTGCTCGCGAGTTGGGAACGACCATTGGCTTTTTGAGAACCAATGGTCAGCCATCCTCGGATGAAAGCCAAAGAACTCCGCGACGTTTTTGTTGTTCCAGTTGCACTTCTGACGCTCGCCGTCGAGGTACTTGCGGATCGGCTCGAACCCTTCCCAGTAGTTGTCCGCGTTGTTGTTGAATCCCTGCTCGCCGAGCATGAAGAACAGACAACGCTCTGAGGGGTAGAACATGCGACCGGCATCCGTTCCGACACCCTGTCCCCCTCCCTTGTTCCATGTGATCTCGTTGCGCATCGTCAACCGTTCGGATTCATTCAAGCCGCCGACATACCAGAGCCGCCAGAGGTCTGCGGCGTTGCCCCATATATATGCGCTGCCGTTGTCCTCGATGACAGGTCGCCACGCCTCCCACCAATCCATCTGGAACCGATCTAGTTTTTCCCTGTATAGATTATCGTTTGCGATTCCTTCGTTTTCCTTGCCCATTCCATAAGGTGGATCGGCGTGCAGCAGCGACGCCTTCGCTCCGTCCATCAATCTCGCCACGTCCTCAGCACTGGTCGCGTCTCCGCATAACAAAC